TGGAAGATCGGCGCCACGATTCCTGGCTAAGGTCTCCCAATATTTAGCGGTGCCCTTCGCGCCAGCTTCATATGCAGCGTTGGCGCGTTGCAAGCTGGCCTGGATTTTGCTGGTTTCTCGATCGACCTTTTGTGCGGCTTTGGCCGCTCCATCGCCTATGCCGCTTACGGCTTTGCCCGCTTTGTCGGCGGAGGCGCCCAAGCCATCGGCCATGGCCTTGCCTTGGCTTTGGATGCGCTTAAAGCCCTCTTCAGCCGGGCCGCTGTTTACGCCGATCTCAAGCTGCGCTTTTCGTGTGTCAGTCATTGCTTGTGTTCGCTCGGATTTGTTCAAGGGCTGCGGCCTCTATGGCGCGCAGATCGTCAAAGGTGTCGTGCCAGTCTTGGCCCGTCAGACCGTCGGCATCCATGACACGGAAGATGGGCGTGTAGTCGAGCCCGATGTAACTGCCGCCCATGCCGCCCGTGCGCCACTGGGTGGACACGCGGCAAAACAGCGTCCAGGCGGTCCAGTTTTCGGGCCAGACCTCGACCACATCGTCGGCGTAGTCTTCGGGTGCAAAGCCCATCGCCGCCATCTCGGCGGGCGTGGGCTCTTTGGTGTAGGCCGCCCGGACGGCCTCTTTCAGTTTCCCAGGCGGCCTTCTGTGCAGGCGGCGCGATAGGTCTCCATGATGGCCAGCGCGGCGCCGGGCAGTTCGTCGGCCAGCTGCTGCACGCTGGCTTCAGAAAAGTCTTCGTCCAGGTTCCAGCCGTCGATCACTTGCATGATGTAGTTGGCATTGGCCCCGGCTGTTTTTTCCATGAGGTCACGCATGCTGAAAGTGCCGTCATCAGCGGGTTGCGCTTGTTGGCCAGCGGCTTTGACCAGATCATCCACCAGGTCGCCAAACTCTTTGCGGGTGCGGTAGATGTAGGTCACTTCAATGTTGCCGGTGGTGCCGTCCAACATCTGAAATTTGACGACGCGCTTGAAGTGCTTGGGGCGGTTGCCCAGGGTGATTTTTGCCATGATGATTTCCTGTTTGCGGGGTAGGTTTGAAAGCCCGTGCCCTGCCCGGCCGCTCCCCCGCAAAAGGAAGCGAACCGGGCTGGGTCGGTGCTGGGTGCGCGCCCATTACGGGCGGTGTTTGGCGCGGTGGATCAGCTGGCGTAGCGGGTGCCGCGCTGGTTGCCGTTGAACGATGCCTTCACGCGGTTGATCTGGCCGTCCTGGAAGGAAACGGCCTCGTTCAGAGCCACAGTGCAGGGCACGAAAAGGATGGAGCCCGAGCGGGTCTGCACCTTCAAGATCGTGTTGGTCTGCACATCGGTCAGCGACTTGAGCGCGGTGTAACCGGCGGTGCCGATGCTGTCGGCGTCCAGGTCCATCGCGTAGCTCGTGGCGGTGAAGCCGTCGTTGATGTTGAATTCGATGTCGGATTCAACAAACTTGTAAGTCACGTTTTTGGGCTCGCCACCGCTGGCCGATGGGTTCATCACCGTAGTGATCTGCTGAAACGTGCTGACCTTGCGCACCGATCCGCCACCCGTACCGCTTGGGAAGAAGCTGGTGTTGCTGGTGTCTGCACCTTCAAGGGTGAGGGTGTCTGCAGTGACCGACTTGACGCGGAATGCACGCAGGTGCAAGCGGCCCCAGCCAGACGACATCTCAACGATGTCGCCATTGCTGAACCCGTGGGCGGTGGATGTGACAACAGCCTCGGCAGCATTGCTGACTGCAGAGACTGTCTTGACGACGGAGAAGGCGGTGGCGACGTAGAACGTCGACCCGGTTGGGACTTGTGCCATGGAGGCTCCTTTCAAAGCAAAAAAAACCGGCATGGCCGGCAAGAAAAAAGCCCCGGTGATTGCTCATCGGGGCTTTGCGGGGTGGCCTTGCGGCCTGATGGGTTTGATGGGCGCTACCTGAGCGCCCACACGCTGAAATCTTGCATAGCGCCTCGCAGCGCCACGTCTTCGTCATACGTTGCGCTCAGGGCATTCAGGGGCTGCGCTTGCAGCAGTGGGTGCGCCACCAGCGCAGCCTCGATGTCCAGGCTCAGTTGGTTGCACACCATGCGGCTGGCGTGCCACACGTTGATCTGCACGTAGCAGTTACGGCGGTCGACCATCTGGCCTTCGACATACATGGGCGCAGCGCCGCCGTATTGGTGCCACACGATGTAGGGCTCTTGTGTGCCTTCGGGCGCCACGTCGGGGAACACACGCGGGCACAGCGGCTGCAGCACGGCCACCAGTTCAGTTTCGAGATTCAGGGTGCTCATTTGAAAACTTTCAGGCGCTTGGCAAACTCGGCTTCTACGGCTTGCAAGGCTTGCGGAAACTTGGCCTGCGCACGGCGCACAAAGGCCTGCGGCGGCACTTGCTTGGGGCTGGCCAATCGCTTGGTTTTGATGGTGATCCACTTGCCCGAGCGACGGTCTTTGATGACCTGATAACGCTGGGTGTAGCCATACTCCACCAGGTGGCCGTGCGGGGCTTTGCGGGCGTTCCAGCTGATGTGATAGATCTCTTGTCCGTTTTGCGATTTGTCTTGGCTGTAGGCCTGATAAATCGAGCGCTGCAGGTTGCCTGTTTTTCTGCCCAGCGCGCCCACGTTGCGCTTGACCTCTTCGTAAAGCAGCTGAGCCCCGGCCTGTGCAGCTGGGCGCTCGGCCTGCTGCACGTCATCACGCAAGTCATCCACCATGTCCTTGAGGGCTGCGGTGTTAAAGCGCACACTGAAGCCGCTCATATCGCCTCGCACACCAAATCAATCGCGTCACGCCCTTGGCGCGGGGTGTCCATGATCTTGTACACGGTGCCGCCGGTCACGGTGGTGCCCGTTGCGGTGCCGCCGATCACGGCGCGCATGCTGCTGGTGATGCCCTTGCTGCACGGCGTTTGGCGTATGCGCAGAGACACGCGGCCACCGCTGCCCAGGCGGTCGGCGTTGATGCTTTGCAGGCCCGTCTGGTAGCGGGCATCGGCCCACACGCTTTGCGCCAAGGTCCACACCTCGGTGGGCTGGCCAATGGCGTCCACGGTGCCGGTGTTGGCCAAGATGTGGACCCGGGTGGTGAGCATTCCAGCGCGCATGGGTTACAGGCTCCAAAGGCGGTAGGTGTCGAGCAAGGCGTCGGCAAAGTTTTGCGGCACAGCGGGTTTTTCGGCGCTCCGCTCGCGGTTGTTGTACAGATCGCCCAGGGCCAGCAGGATCCATTGCTTGACGGGGGTGGGGATGGCGCTGTCGGGGTAGCCGGCGGTGTATTCCACTTCGACGGCGTTGATGCGGTCTTGCGTGGTGGGCCACACGCGACCGGCGCTGGGCACCAGGTAGCCGGGCTCGCTCACGCTGTCCAAAAAGTAGTCTTGCGGGTCCAGCGTTTGCTGGTCGCCGTTGATGTCGATGTACTTGACCGACTCGACGCTGATGATGGGCGGCATCAGCAGCTCGATCGCGCTGGGGAAGCTGTCGAGCGTGAGGCGGTACCGGGTGGGCACCAGGGCGCGTTGCAGGCGGTCAGACGCGGCTTGCGTGGCCACGCTGGCCAAGCTGGTGATCAGGGCGTCTTCGTCTTCGCAGTCCACGCGGGTTTGGGCGCGGGCTTCTTCCAGGGTGACGGGCTGCAGGGCGCCGGTGACGGGGGCGATGATGCGGACTCGCATGGTGTGGGTCTCTGTTCAGCGGCGGGGCCGCGTGGTGTTGGGGTCAGCCAGGCGGACGGTGTTGGCTTGCATGGGGCGCATGCCGTACACCGGCCGCGCTGGGTAGCCCGCGCCCCTTGGCGCACGCTTGAAGGGGCTGGCACTGGCAAAGCCTTGCACCGCCACCAGCAGGGGCGTAAAGCCCAGGCCTTGCAGCGCGATGGCGCGGGGTGACAGGGTCATCATGCGGCGCTGACAGTGGTTTGGTCGTCGGTGGTGGTGATGGTCTGCGACACATCGCCAGCGGTGCGGGTGGTCTCGGTCACCACCAGCTCGGCACCCACGCCGTGCAGCTGGGCCATCTTGCGCAGTTGCTCGGCTTGCCCGGTGGTCAGGCCGGGGGTTTCGGTGAGCGTGCGCGTGGCGTTGGTCCACACGGCGGCTGTCACGGCGGCTGGCACGGCGACAAGGTCGGAGGTCTTGGCCAAGGTGCTGGCCTCGATCTCGGGCAGTGTGGGCAGGTCTGTGACCACGCCGCCGATGGCGTTGACCATGGACCCTACGGCGTCCACGCTGGCTTGTGTGGCGGGCTGGGCTGGCAGGTTGTCGGTCTTGGCTTTGATGGCCGCGATGTCGGCATTGGCGGGCGCTGTGTAGACGCTGGCCTGCAGGGGTGTGCCGGTGGCGGTGGCCAGGGCCGTGACTTGCGCGGCTGTGGCCAGGGCGCTGGTGTCGGTGTTGACCAGGGTGTCGGTCTTGGCTTTGATGGCCGCGATATCGGCATTGGCGGGCGCCGTGTAG